ATCCGATCCCCGCGCTCCGGCTAGCCCGCGGCGAGCGGCCGCGCGCCCTGCGCGCGCTCCTGGGCCAGCTCCGGGTGCAGCTCCGCCGCGCGGGCGGTCGCCTCGCGGAGCGTCAGCTTCTTGCCCTGGGCCACGGCCTGCGCCTGCAGGCTCCGGGCCGCCTCGCCGATCTCCGAGAACTGCGCCGTCCCGCCGGCGCCGCCGGCGCCCGGCGCGCCGAGCGCGATCCCGGGCGCGCTCTTGCGCGGACCCCACTGGGCCGGGCGCGACTCGATCTCGTGCTGGATATCCGCGAAGAGCGCGACCTCCTGGCCGCCGAGCTTCACCTTCCGGTCGCCGGCGTCCGCGAGGCGGGCGGTGAGCCGCTCGACCTCGGCCGGCTTGAGCTTGCGGGCCTCGACCATCCGCCGCGCGAAGGTCGCGATCTCGCGCGCCCGCGTCTCGCCCTCGAAGGCTGCGACGCGGGCCTGGGCCGCCTCGACCTTCGCCGCGAGCGGCGCGAGGGCGGTCCCGACGGCCGCGGCGACCTGCTCGCCGAGCGCCTTCGTCTGGTCGGCCGAGAAGACGGCCGGCGCGGGCGTGCCCGGCTTCTGCGCGGCCAGGGCCGCGGCGACGCCGTCGCTGATCGCCTTCGTCTGCGCCTCGAACAGGGCCTTGAGCTCTTCGGGCTTCATCGGGAAATCCTCCTCTGGCTGCTCCTCGAAGAGCGCGAGCTCTCCGTCCGCCGCGCGGAGCGCGACGGTGATCCGATCCGACGCGGCGGCGAAGGCCGCGGCGCGGAGGTTGGCGGCGGTGAGGCCGTCGAGATTCTTCATCGCGGGGTTGGGGACGAGGGCCAGGCCGGAGAAGCGCGCGGGGCGCCCGGCGGCGTCGAGCGTGTACTCGGGGCTGACCGGGACGCGCCCGGCGCCGGTGATCAGGCCCTTCACGGCCGCCGGCACGTCGGCCAGGCGGGCGAAGAGCGAGGCGCCGCGGCGGACGAGGGAGGGGAACGAGCCGCAGGATTCGACGCCGAGCAGGCGCTTGACCCAGCCGGAGGTCGCCGGCTCGTGGCCGAACTTCAGCTCGGAGGCGGGGGCCGGCCCGGCGGCGGCCAGGCGGTCGAGGTCCGCGTCGTCGAAGCGCATCTCGCGCCCGCGGCTGTCCCGATAGACGCCGACGCGCGTGATCTCGACTTCGCTCTCGGGGGCGGAATGGTTGGCGGTCTGCGCCTCGTCCCAGGTCTTGCCGAGGATCGCGGCGCGCTGGCTCTGGTCGGGGTACTCGGCGAGGAGCTGCTCGTCGCCCATGCAGCGGGCGAGGAAGCTCTCGCGCGATTCTCCGGTCTTCGGACTGGGCAGCGGCACGCCGACACCTCGGGTCTAACCCTGGCGGTGCCGGCCGCCGAAACTTCGTTGTCACTAGTACTATCGGCAAAACTCGAGGTGATGAATAGCTTTTTTTTGCAAAAAGTGAAAATATTTTTCAGGGGGGGTGCAAAGATTAAGCATTCAAGGCTTGAGACTACAGGCTTGAGGCTTGAGGTCCGGACTGTCGCGCCAGCGCTGCGCGAATGATCTCACGCGCGACCATCGCGGGCCGGCCCCGAGCGGATAACAGGCGGATTTCGGCCGCGGTAAGCCCGATGCGCACGCTCGTCAGCCGTCCGCCGGAGTCGGGGGGACGCCCCGGCTTCCCCTTCGCCGGCAATCCTGACGCGCGGCGCCAGGACCGGAAGGCATAGATGGTGAGTCCGGCCAGGGCCGCCGCCGTCCGATCATTTTTTGCGGCGCGATAGGCGCGAATTAGCTTCGGCGACGTTTTCACTTTTGATTTTTTCTCCTGGAAGAAAATTCGTAAAGCACCTGATCCCCTGCCCGCGCGGAAGGAGCGGGGAAGGGTCGCAGCCTGATTTTGGGCCGCGCCCCGCTCCGCGATCCGTCGGCCGCGAGTCGGAAGCGCCGAACCCAATCCGCGAAAAAGGGACTATCCTCGCGCCCGCGCGTAGGCTTCCAGAGCCAGATAATCAGCCCCTTTTTCTTGGCCAGGGCCAGAATTTCAAGCTCGATGCGCGGGTGGAACTTGGCTTCGATCTCGAGATTCCCGGCAATGGAGATGCCTGGAGAAATATCGTAGGGCATGCCCCACTGCCCGGCCAGAGATACATCATCCAGCCCCGGCCCCCATGCTACGCGGCTCAAATCCACGGCACCCGCCGACCAGGCGGCATCGAGCACCAACTCTTCGATCTCCGGCGGCAGCAGGGCCTCCGCGATCTCGATCTGTTCATCTTCGCATCCGCCGGCCATCTCGAGTATCCGCGCCCGCGGTTCATCCGCAATTTCTTCCCCTGGAGCCAAAATCCGCCTCCAACGGTCCCGCGCCCCATTGGGCGGCCGGGAGATGATGAGCCAGCAGCGCCGGTCGCCGAGGATGTGTACCACGCGCATTCCCCGCGCGCCCCGCGAATCCTGGAGTGCAGATCGCAGATCCATCAGTTTTCCCCCCTTAGTTTTTTGGCCTCGGCTTCGAGCTGATCCGCCTCACGCAGGAGCGCGTCGGCGCGGGCCGCACGCTCGGCAGGACCGATCCAACCATCCGCCGAATACGCCCGGGCGCCAGAGGCCAGGTGGCGGTTATGCTCGGCCTGGGCCAGCAGATCGGCGGCCTTTTCTTCGCGCGCTGCGGCTGGATATTTTTCGCGCCACGCGGCGAGTTGTGCGGCGGCGCGCTGGCGGATCTGGATCGGCTCCGACACATTATTTTCCCCGCCGCCCGCGGCGATCCGCTCCGCGCGATCATAGAGCGCCGAGATCGCCCGGCGCTCCACGTGTTCCGGGCGCGCCAGCCGCTCCGACTCCGCCGCCTCGCGGGCAATCACTCGCCCCTTAATCTCCTGGATCGCATCGCCCACTCCGTCGGCGCGCGGGACGGCAATCGGCTGATAGCCATCCCAGGCTAAATATTTTTCTGGATCAAGCCCGCGCTCGCGCAAGGCCGATGCTATCTTCGGCACTTCCGCTGCCGGCTGAAATTCCTCTCCCGCCAGATCAAATTCCCTTCCGCCGCGCGGGGCAACTCGCACCCGATCCCCCTCGATTTCGATGCGCATCCCGGTCGGCGTTGTTACGCGCAGCATTTTTTTCTCCTCCTGCTTTGCCGCCCCTGCTCCCGCCTCACTACCTATATTATGGCGCGGCAATGATTCTTTGTCAAGGGAAATATGTGGAGATTTTTCTTTTATTTTTCCTGTTTCGGCCGTTCGTCCTTCACCGCCTCCGCCGCCGCCGATAAAAACATGGGCGCCATTGATCGTCACCCAGTGGCCTTCTTCTTCATCGGCAAAACTTACTTTTTCTTTCAGCGCGTCCAGCACCGCCTCCTCCTCGATCCCCGGATTGAAATCGAAGCCCGGGTCGGCCCCGCCGTCCGCCGGGATGCCCGGCGACATCTCCCAGCCGGAGCGGGCCGCCTCCCCCTCCGTCACCGCGAGCGTGTCGCAGCGGCAGTTGTACCCGTTCGGCGGCCAGATCGTCCGCCAGGCCGGATCGCTCTCCGGCGCCGTGAAGCCATCGAGCGCCGCGTGATTCGGCCGCACGAGCATGTCGCCCATCGTCACGTAGCGGTAGACGGAGAGGAGCGCGCGGATGCCGGGATCCGACTGGAGCTGCTTCCAGCGGCCGGCCATGTAGGCGGTCGACATATTCGTCTGGTAGACCGTGCGGAGGTACGACTCCTCGACGTCCCGGATCAGCTTGCCGGCCTCGCGGACGAACTCCTTCTCGCCGGTCCCCTCCGCGAGCGCGCGCTCGATGAGCGAGCCGACGCGGGCCGTCGTCTCGGCGTCCGCCGCCTGCGCGACGGTGAAGACGTACTGCCGATATTGATTGCCGAGCGCCGCGAGCTGCTCCCGCGTGAGCGGGACGCGCCCGCGCCAGTAGTCGAGCGCTTCCGTCATCGGGACCGGCTCGACCTGGATCGCGCGCGGGTCGGGGGCGGCAAACGCGGAGATCTTCCCCGCCGCCTGGCGGACGATCTGATTCCGCGCCAGGAGATCGGCGCCGGCCAGGACGCCGCCCAGGTGCGCCGCGAGCTCGGCCCGGCCGGCGGCGCCGAGGAGCGGCGCCGCGGCGGCGGAGCGGAGCCCGCCGCGCCGCAGCCGCGCCTCGAGCGCGGCCAGGACCCGCCCGGCCAGCCGCCCGGCGACGGCCGGCACGGCCCGGAGGGCGGAGGACTCGTAGCGGTCGCGCTCGGCGCGGGCCTGATTCACCGCGAAATGGACGGGTTGGACGGCATGGACGGCGGAGGTTGCGGGTCCATTTCGTCCATTTCGTCCATTTTCGCCGTCCTGACCCGCCGCGGGAAGGCCCCGCCGTGTCACGGAAAAGCGTTCAGGAACGTTCACAGCCGCCGACGGGTCATTCTGTAGGGGCCGGCGTGCGGAACGGCCGGAAAAGGGCCTGCGCTGAACGCGCCGCCCTCCGGTTTGCCGTCCGTCCCATCGGTCCCATTGGTCCCATCGGTCCCATTTTGCGGCGGCGGGAAGCCGCCGCCCCCGAATGCCGGTTGCGGCGGCGGCTTGAGCACCGCCTCGCCGGCGACCGGCTCCGGAATGCCGAACTGCCCGTAGGCCCAGGCGGCCGGGATCTCCATCCCGGACGGGACGAGCTTCGAGATCACGTCCGCCAGCTTCGTCTGGTCCACCTGCGCCTGCGATTCCATCCGCGGGTAGAGCGGCGCGTCCCAGTTCAAGTCCACGATGCGCGGGAGGAGCTGGGCGTTGATCGGCCCCTCCAGCATCTCGGCGTCGCCGGCGTCCACCGAGAGGTCCACGACCGTCTGCTGCACCTCGCCGAGCGAGCGCGCGCCGCGCGTGCTCACGATCTGCGAGAGCGAGCTGCCGAGGAGCGCGATCAGAATCTCCTCGCCGAGCTTCTGGATCGTCTGCTCGATCGCCGCGGCGCCGGTGAGGCTCGTCAGCTTCACGTCGAGCGTGATCCCCTCCGGGATCAGGACCGAGGCGTCGTAGCGCAGCGCCTTCAGTACCGTCTCGGCCGCGGCCTTCTGCTGCGCGTCGGTGATGTCCGGCATGGTCGCCGTCACGATTCCGCCCGAGGCCTGGCGCTCGTAGAGCGTCGCCTGGATGCGGCGCAAAATGCCGCGCAGGAAGTAGGCCTGGTAGGCGGCGCGGATATCGCTCGTGCCCCAGAGATTCGTCAGCCAGGGCGCGTGCGCGTAGTAGAGGCAGGTGTCCCAGTCGAAATCGGCCTGCGGCAATCCGTTCGCCGTCCAGCGGCGCAGATTCTTCACGTGGCCGAACTCATCCGGGATCGGCCCGATGAGGTCCGGGTCGAGGCCGCGCGCCGCGCGGATCCCGACCTTCCCCTCGAGCGGCCCCCAGGTGAAGACATCGAGCGCCGTCTCGACGAGCGCGCGGCCGGCCAGGAAGGCGCGGCAGAGCTCGTACTTCAGGTGCAGGAAGTGGCCGGCGACGACGAGCGAGCCTTCGGCCGAGCTGGTCGGCGTGACGAAGTTTTTCAGGATGAAGGTCACGCCGTCGGCGATCTCCTGCGCCTCCGGCGACTCGTCGGCCGGGCGGAGAATCCACTTGCGGAGGCAGAGGTCCCAAATCTTCCGGTTGACGCCGGCGCTGACAATCGCGTCCTTCATCGCGTCGGTGTAGAGCGCCGTCTTCCCGCCGCCGGTCCGCCGCAGAAACTCATCCGGGTTGTACGGCGCCAGGCCGAGCGTCTGGATGGCGCTCTGGACGCGGATCACGTCGCCGGCGGTGTACGGGCGCTTCGCCTTGCGGGCCATGGAAAATCCTTCCACACACGTCCGCAGATTTCGCAGATTTCACAGATTCGGCCCGGACCATTCCGGGGAGTTAATCTGCGTCATCTGCGCAATCTGCGGATCGTTTTTACTCCCCGAACGATCCCGCCGGCCAGATGGCCGGCTCCCTAAGCACGTCCAGCCGCCCGCCCGTCGTCAGCCGGGCGGCCGGGTCGAAGAAGAGCGAGCGGCCGGCCAGGAGCGGGTGCCCGGCCAGCTTGTCGTAGGCGTCGGCGAAGCGATGGTCGTTCGGCTTCTCGTCCGACCAGCGGTAGAGCTGCGCGCCGCGCGCGGTCGTGACGAGGACGCGGGAGTTCCGGCAGAGCTGGGCCGCGTACTCGCCCTCGTCGAGCGTCAGCGCGTCCAGGGGCAGGATGTTCCGCCGGAGCAGGAGGTCCTCCATCGCGTCGTCGAGGAGCAGCGTCCGCCCGTAGACAACGCGCCGCTCGGCCTCGTCGAGCTTCGGCTCGTGGCCGGAATCCTCGCCGCCGACGACGCTCGCGCCGGCGCCCGTCCCGCCGATGCGCCAGGCCTTGACGCCCTGGCGGCGGAGCGCGGCGACGAGCTCGCGGACCTTCCGCGTCTCGGGCAGCTCGTCAATCACCGCCGCGCGGACGCGGTAGCGCTTCGCCAGGGCGAGCAGCTCCTGCTCGTCGCGGACGCGGCCGATGTAGAGCGCCCGGCGGATGCCCCGCCCCGGCCGGTCGCTGATCCGCACGTGGAAGAACTTTCCGACGTCGACGCCCATCGTCGCGCCGCGCGAGTCCGCCGGCGCCGTCACCGGCAGCCGCCAGCCGGCGTGAATGCAGGCCTCGAGCAGCTCGCGCGTCACCTGCGCGCCCGGCGGCGCGTAGGGCAGGCCGAGGTCCATGATGTGGAAGATCGAGAGCGCGGTCGGGTTCCCCTGGGCCTTGTGGAATTTCGTCCAGAGCTTGGCGACCGTGACGTCCGGCGAGAAGAGCGAGGTCAGGTAGTAGCCGCGCCCGACGCCCTCCGGATTCGTCGGCTTCCAGAAGGCGCGCGACGGGTCGCGCTCCAGGCGCGGGAGCGGCTCGCCGCACTGGCGGCAGGGGAGCTGCGCGTCCCGCCCGCTCTTCGGCGTCCAGGCGCGGTCGCGCAGGCGGTAATCGAGGACGTTCCCGCGGCCGTCCGAGACCGCCTCCACCGCGTGGACGTACCAGTCGAGCGGCTGCGCGAGCGTGCAGCGCGGGCAGACGATGTGCCACTTCCGCGCGTCCGTCGCGGCGACGAGCTCGGCGATCCCGCCCGCGGCCCGGCGCGGGTTCGAGACGCGGATCACGCGCTGGAGCGCGCTCGCGCGCAGGCGCGAGTCGAGCAGCTCCAGCGTCTCCGGGTCGCAGAGGTCGTACTCGTCCACCGTGAGCTGGTCGGCGGCGTCGGAGGTCCCGGTCGTCTCGCCGCCGGAGCCCTGGACGTAGAGCGTGCCGTCGCCGAAGAGCTTGAGCCCGATGCGGTCCGTCTCGCCGACGGAGAGCTTGAGCAGGCGCTGGTAGAACGGGACGACGGCCAGCGGCTTGTCGATGCGGACCTGGACGAAGCGCCCGACGAGCTTGTCGTCCGGCAGGCAGTAGATCACGTTATGCCCGATGGCGGCGACGGCCAGGGCGTCCACGATGAGCCACTCGGAGATCCCGACCTGCGAGCACTTGCAGACGTTGATCTCCCGCGAGAGGTCCTCGTAGATCTCGCGCTGGAAGGGGTAGCGCGCGAAGTCGAGCGGGCGCTTGTTGTGCGTCAGGTGCTCCGCCGCCAGGCGCAGGCGCGAGGCGCGGCACTCGAGGAGCGCCGTCAGCGCGGCCAGCCGCGCGCGCTCGGACTCGGCGCGCTCCTGCGCGGCGGCGCGGGAATGGACGCTATGGACGGGATGGACGTCATGGACCGCGGCGGGAGCCGCGGGGGCGGCGGGCGTCATGTTTTTTCTCCTCCGTCCATATCGTCCATCGGGTCCATTGGGTCCATTCTCTGACTTTCCCCCAGCCCCGCCGCGGCCATCAGCCGGTCGAGGTTCCCGCGCAGCGCCTCGAGCGAGCTGGCGGCGGCGCCGGTCGGCGTCTGCGCCGCGCCGCTCAGGATGACCGTCCGGGCGTCAATGATCGGCGACTGATTCGGCCGCTTCTCGGCCAGCTCCGCCGGGCGGAGGAACTGCTCGGCCGCGGCGAGCGCCTTCGCCTGGTACTGGAGCGCCTCCTGCGGGCTGATCTGTTCCTGTTCGAGGGCCGTCTTCACGCGCTCGAAGAGCGCCTTCGCGTTCTCGATCACCAGCTCGTCGAGGGCGCCGTGGAGCTTGACGTAGGACTGCCGCTTCTTCGCGGCGAGGTGGGAGAGGTCCTCCGCCTTGCGCTCGACCCAATCGCGCTCGTTCTGCTGGATGATCTTGCGGATGGTGCGCACGTCAATGTGCGCCGTCGGGCCGGCGAGGCCGCGCAGGCGGAGCGTGATCTGGCGCAGCGGCAGCCCCTCGCGCCAGAGCTCATAGACAAGCTCGGCGGTATCGGTGCCGTAGGCGATCTGGCCGGGGTGCCGCCCGCCGTGATGCCCCCTCCCCCTCTGGGGGAGGGGATCGGCGGGGCAGGCGGGAACTCCCCGCCTGCCCCGTCCAACCGCGCCCTGCGCCAGCTCGGGCGCGGGGGTGGGGGTGCCTGGGACGGCATGGACGATCTGGACGGGATGGACCGCCGGCGCCGGCGGAGCCGCGGCGGGCGCGGCGGGCGGGGGCTTCGCTCCGCGTCCATGGCGTCCACCGCGTCCACGTTTCGGCTGTTTCACGGCGTTGCCTCCTGTTAATATAGTCGGCAACTCCGGGCATGACGGATAGCGCTGAATTTTGGTATAGGGGATTTTTGGAGCAATAAATCCAGCGCGGCTTGAGGCTTGAGGCGTGAGGCTGGAGGGCTATTTTTTCGCGGCGAGTTGCCGCGCGAGCGCGAGAAGCGCCGCGGCGCGAGGGCGGGATTGACCGGACCGCCAGTCGGACAACGCCGACCGCCCAAGCCCGATCTGCTGCAATAGGGCCTGGCTCGTCAACCCCTTTTTCTTCCGCGCCTCGTCGATCCGTTCTACGATGCTCCCCACCGCCGATCCCCCCGCCCGAAAAATAATTACGAAAATATCAGATTTTCGTCTTGACTTCTTCCAAGAAATGCGGTATCCT